AGTATTACATCTACCAAGAAAAACCAGGGCAACAGAACTCTGGTGTAAAACTAACAAACGACTCAGTTGTGTATATCACATCTGGTCTCTTAGATTCTGGACGTAAGTCTGTTGTATCACACTTACATAAAGCTTTAAAACCTATCAACCAACTACGCATGATGGAAGACTCGCTGGTCATTTACAGACTCGCTAGAGCGCCAGAGCGTCGAATATTCTATGTTGATATTGGTAACCTACCGAAAGGTAAGGCAGAAGAGTATATGAAGGACTTGATGTCCAAATATAGAAATAAACTAGTATATGACGCATCAACAGGTGCCATCAAAGATGATAGAAAACATATGTCAATGCTGGAAGACTTCTGGATGCCACGCCGAGAGGGTGGTCGAGGTACTGAAGTATCTTCCTTACCAGGTGGGTCTAACCTAGGTGAAATCGACGACATTATCTATTTTCAAAAGAGATTGTACAGATCACTTAATGTTCCTGTCAACAGACTCGAACAAGAAAGCCAGTTCTCACTCGGAAGATCCACAGAGATCAACAGAGATGAAATCAAGTTTCAGAAGTTCATTGACCGTCTTCGTAAGAGATTCTCTATGGTATTCCGAGAGATCCTCAAGAAGCAGCTTATCCTAAAAGGAATCATCACAGAAGATGATTGGGATCAGATGTACAATGATATTCAGTTCAACTACTCGAAAGATAATCACTTCTCAGAACTGAAAGACTCGGAAGTGTTAAGAGAGCGTCTGCAAACTATGGACATGGCAGAGCAATATGTTGGCGAGTATTTCTCTAAGGAATGGGTAATGAAAAACATCCTTATGTTCTCTGATGATGATATTAAGGATATGGGAATCAATCCCGATGAAAAGACAGAACCTGAAGAAGATGAAGAACAACAGCAACAACAAGAACCACAACAAGATAATGAGGAACAATGATGGAAAATCAAGATATCATGAAAATGATCGATTTCACTGACAAAAGTGAATATACAAAGGCTACAGAGATCTTCAACGATATGCTGGCTACTAGAACTAGCGATGCCATGGACGCCATGAAAATTGGTCTAGCAGGCGAAGTTTTTAATGACGCTGATGAAGAGCAGTTGGAAATGGAGTTCGAAGATGATTCTGAAGAAGAGGAAGTCGAAGACCTATCTGATGAAGAAATCGATTCTATGGCAGACGAAATGGAAGATAATCCAGAATAGTTGAGAATTTTATTTTTATAAATAAGTGTAGCATTTATGAAACACAGTTTTACATAGGAAGTCCGAATGAAACTAATCACAGAGTATACCGAATCCAATGTGGAATGTCTGGTCGAAAAGAACGACAAGACAGGTAAAAAACAATACATTGTTGAGGGTATCTTTGCAGTGGCAGAAGGCAAGAACCGTAATGGTAGGGTATATCCCAAAGCCGTTATGGAAAAAGCCGTTGGCAAATATGTAAAAGAACAAGTAAAAACCAACAGAGCGGTAGGGGAACTAAACCATCCCGATGGACCCACCGTGAACTTGGATAAGGTATCCCATCTCATTACTGACCTCAAAATGGAAGGTAATAATGTGATGGGTAAGGCACGAATATTGGAAACTCCTATGGGACAGATCGTTGCTGGTCTGCTTGAAGGTGGTGTTCAACTAGGAGTGTCAACTCGTGGTATGGGAAGTCTTGAGGAGAAAAACGGCACTATGTATGTCAAAGATGACTTTATGTTAAATACAGTTGACATCGTACAAGACCCAAGTGCATCTAAAGCTTTTGTTAATGGAATAATGGAAGGTGTAGATTGGGTTTGGAATAATGGCGTTATTGAACCACAAGAGATTGAAAGAATTGAGACTGAAGTTAAGAAAGCCCCACGTGCTGATCTCTATGAGACACAAGTACGTGAGTTTAAGAATTTCCTCTCGTTACTGAAAACTTAAAGGAGTCTAATATGACTGATCAAGTAGAACAGGATGTTGCACTCGATGATGAAGACGAGATCGAAATCAACGAAGCAGCACCCGATCCAAAAGACGCAGAGGCCGCAGCCGTTGCATCAGTAGATAAAGCTGATGACATGGTTAAAGCTGCACCAAAGCGTAAAGGAGACAAGGGCAAAGCAGATAAAGCTGAAAAAGCACCTCTTAAAGCAATGACTATGAAACCTGCAGACATGAAAATGAATGCTGGCTATCATGAGGATGTGGACTTCAGTGAAGATCTGGAAGCACTTATTTCAGAAGAAGCTACTCTTTCTGACGGTTTCAAAGGTAAGGCTGCAATCATTTTTGAAGCAGCATTCAAATCGAAACTTACTGAAGAAGTTGACCGTTTGGAAGCAGAGTATGCTGAAAAACTCAATGAAGAAACTAATACTTTCAAAGACGAACTTGTCGAGAAGGTAGATGGTTATCTCAATCACGTAGTTGAGCATTGGATGGAAGATAACAAGGTCGCAATCGAAACTGGTTTGCGCACCGAAATTTCTGAAGAGTTCATGGAGAACTTGAAGAATCTCTTCACAGAATCGTACATTACGGTTCCAGAATCCAAAGTTGACCTAGTAGACGAATTGTCTGAAGCAAAAGCAGAACTAGAAAATAAACTAGATGTTGCTACTGCAGATGCAATCGAAATGGCGGAAGTCCTTGAATCATACCAGCGGAACGAAATTATCCGTGAACATGCTGAAGGTCTTGCTGCAACTGAAGCCGAAAAACTTTTCAAGTTGGCTGAAGATGTAGATTTCGGAGATGCTGAAGCATTCTCTGGTAAAGTCGCCACCATCAAAGAATCTTACTTCAAAAAAGGTTCTGCACCCAAAGCAACTGCTGCTGCTGAAGCACTCGAAGAAGGTATTGTAGAAGATGATTCTCAGTCCGTCGTCGAAGTGTCTGACCAGATGGCAGGTTATCTAAGCGCATTGCGCAAAACAACTTACTAAGGAGATCCAATAATGGAATCTTATGATCGTCTCGTCGAAAAATGGGCACCAGTTCTGAATGAAGAATCTGCTGGTACTATTACCGACGCACACAGAAAAGCTGTTACTGCAGTTGTTCTGGAAAACCAAGAAAAAGAGTTCGCAAATCAGAACGCCCAGCAGAATTATCTTGCTGAGGGTACTGGCGAACCTGCAAACGCAACTGGCGCTGCCGCTAACTGGAACCCAGTACTGATCAGCCTCGTTCGTCGTGCACTGCCAAACATGATGGCATACGACATGTGTGGTGTTCAGCCAATGACTGGCCCAACTGGTCTCATCTTTGCGATGAAATCACGTTACCAGGGTGGTTCGACTTCTAACCGTGAAGCATTGTTCAACGAAGCAGAAACACGCTTCTCTGGCGATTCTTCTGGTACGCACGACTCAGATAACGCATCTGGTCTTAACGTATCTAACCTTGACTCTGACTCAACTGCAGACGATGCCCGCTTGACTTCACTCGCAGCAGGTGGTATGCCAACAGACGACGCTGAAGCACTCGGCGCAACTGGTGGTTCTGCATTCAACCAGATGGGTTTCACCATTGAAAAAGCAACCGTGACTGCCAAATCACGTGCACTGAAAGCTGAATACAGCTTGGAACTTGCACAGGATCTGAAAGCAATCCACGGTCTGGACGCTGAAACAGAATTGGCTAACATTCTGTCCACAGAGATCCTTGCAGAAATCAACCGTGAAGTCATCCGTACTGTCAACTCTCAGGCCAAAACAGGTGCCTTGCAGGCTAACACTGCAGTGAACGGTATCTTTGACTTGCAGACGGACGCAGATGGTCGCTGGTCAGTTGAGAAAATCAAAGGTCTGATCCTTCAGATGGAGCGTGAAGCGAACATTATCGCTAAAGAAACTCGTCGTGGTAAAGGTAACTTCGTTATCTGTTCTTCCGACGTTGCTTCTGCACTTGCTGCTTCTGGCATGTTGGACTACTCACCTGCTATGTCTACCAACTTGAATGTTGATGACACTGGCAACACGTTCGCTGGTACTCTGAATGGTCGCACGAAGGTCTACATTGACCCATATGCTTCTACTGACTACATGAACGTTGGCTACAAAGGTACTAACCCATACGACGCTGGCGTATTCTACTGCCCATACGTACCACTCACAATGGTTCGTGCGGTTGCGGAAGATAGCTTCCAGCCAAAAATCGGTTTCAAGACACGCTACGGCATGGCTTCTAACCCATTCGTTGGCGCAACACCTGCAAACGGTTTGGCAGCGGTTAAAACTAACCCTTACTACCGTATCTTCAGAGTGGACTCCATTCTGGGTGCATAAGCACTGAAATAAAGGGAGAGGGTCAACCTCTCCCACTTAAACTAGGGCGGTCTTTGGGTCGCCCTTTTTTTATGTGATATATATGAATGAAGGGAGAGTTTATGCTAAACGTAAGTTTTTTACCAGTTCCTGATAAGAACCAACACGATCCAAAAATTGGGATGCAAGGTTGGGGCTATCTACCATACGATGATCCACGATTGCAAGAGTGGGTTTCAGCTATTGGTAGAGAACACAAGATCAAAACAATGTTCGAGATTGGCACATTTGCTGGGTATTCTGCAACACTGTTTTTAGAACATCTGTATTATCTAAGTAAACTCAAAACGATTGATCCTAACCGCTTTTCAATTGGTGCTGGTATAGCATTAGAAGAAAGATATGGTCACAGAGTAGAGTATCAAAAAATCAAATCAACTGATTATCATGGAACTTGGGATGAGCGTTATGATATGGTATTCATCGATGGTAATCACAGTGGAGATGTTCCCTACTTAGACATTGAACTTGCTCTATCATTTAATCCTAAAGTGATTATGATGGATAATATAGAGTTACCTGATGTACAACGTGCGGTAAAGAAATCTGGTCTGTTTGACTTAATCTATAATCCAGACTATTTCTATTATACAAATGAACA